TAACTAACCCTGAAATTGACAACTCAGATCGAGATGCTTTATTAGGTGTCTTTATGGGCTTGCCAGTTTATTTAACTAATCTACCTAACCAAATATCAGGTGGAGAATTTGAAGGTTATGTTGAGGGTTGGTCATGGAGTACTCGGTTCAATGAGCTGTTTTTAACAATCAATGTTTCACCAGTCGCATTTAGCCAAGTGGCGATGCGTTGGAATACCACGCCAATAACAGAGGCTTGGAACACAATAGACCCAACTTTAACTTGGGAATACGCTACAATAGTCGCATGAGGATAGGATAAAATGGCAACCACTACCAATTATAGCTGGACTACTCCAGATGACACCGCGCTGGTCAAAGATGGCGCAGCAGCAATTCGTTCTTTAGGATCAGCTGTAGATACAACAGTTAAAGCATTAAACCCATCAACAACTCTTGGTGATATTGAATATCGTTCATCAACTGCTAACACAAACACAAGACTTGGAATTGGAACTACTGGTCAAGTTCTTTCAGTTAGTGGTGGAGTTCCTGCATGGGTTACATCATCAAGTGGTGGAATGACATTATTATCAACAACAACTTTATCGGGTGCATCAACTACAATTTCAGGTATAAGTGGAAGTTACAACGATTTACTTATAGTTGGTTATGGTTTAACTGGCTTAACATCTAATGGTTATTATCGCATAGCAGCTAATGGTCAAACTAATAGAATTTGGAGTATGCTTGCTGACGGAGCTTCAACATCTGTAACAGCCAGAACTTCAACTTATTTGTTTATTTTAGGTAATCCTAGTGCTTCAGTAACTAGAACAAGTACAGATAATGCATTTTCTTGCACAATAAATAATTACGCCAATGCTTCAAATAATAAACCATTTTCTATTGATTGCGGAATTATTGATGATGGTTATGCACACGTTCAAAGTGGTCTTGTTGGAATTACTGATGCAATAACTTCTTTAGTAATAACTTTTACTGGTGGAAATCTTAATGGTGGCACAATCCTAGTTTATGGAGTTAAATAATATGACTAAACCAATTATTAGAATTCATGATTTGCAAACAAATGAAATTATTGATAGAGAAATGACTGCTACTGAATTTAAGGCTTATGAGGCAGATCAAAAAGCGCAAGCAGCGATTGAAGCAGAAATTGCAGCAAAAGCAGCTGAGAAGCAAGCATTACTTGACAGACTTGGCATTACTGCTGACGAAGCAAAATTGCTACTTGGCTAATGAAGCCTTACTTATCTAAAGCTGCTAAAACGCTACGCGACCAAATAAATGAAACATGGTTGGATCGCGATAAGCGCAGCGATGGGTGGATTTCTGATAGTAAACATGCACTTCGAAAATCAGATCACAACCCACGACCAGACGGAGAAGTTTGCGCGCTCGATATTGACTCTGGCCTTTCTAACGAACAAGGGATTAGTCATGCTTTGGCAGATCAGCTTCGACTCACAGCAAAAAAAGATAAGCGTATTTCTTACATAATCCACGCTGGTAAAATATGTTCTAGTAAATCGCTTTGGCGTTGGGTTAAGTATCGTGGCATTAATCCACACCATAAGCACATCCATGTAAGTTTTAAGCCAAATCAAAATGGCGACAAGTTCAACATCCCACTACTGAAAGGCAATTAATGAAACTGACCAAAAAACACAAAGCAGCAATTAAGTCATATTTGAGAGCTGTCGCAGCTAGTGGAATTACAGTTGCTTTAGCAATTGTGGCTGACATTCATCCAGCCTATGCAACTATGCTTGGTGCGATTGTTGCTCCAGTAGTAAAAGCATTAGATCCAAAGTCCGGGAGTGAAGCAGATTATGGCCTTAGCGAAAAATGACACCCAACGAATTAGTCGCATTTGGCGTTGGCGTTATAAGTATCGCAACCGCTTTATTGCTGGCTCTACGATGGGTTATTAAAAGTTTCCTAAGCGAACTAAAACCCAACTCAGGCAGTTCAATGAAAGATCAAATTACTAGACTTGAACAGCGTGTTGATGAGTTATTTACTTTAATCAGTAAGCGATAATTTCTGTTATGGCGAACACACGCAAACAAACTAAACGCAAAAAGGTCAATAGGCGGAGAGTTCGCCACACTCCTGAAATGTCTAAATTAGAGATGTTTTATATTGCCAAACATGAAATGTTTAGAGCTGCACGCAAGGCTGGATTCTCCGAGTCAGTAGCGCTCTATTTAATGGATAACCCTGAGTCAATGCCTGACTGGATCGTAGGCGATAAAGGGATAATCCCAACTATTCCTACTCCAGATGAGGATGACGACTAAATTAAGCGTTACTTGGTAATTTCTGATTTACAGATTCCATACCACCATGAAGTAGCAGTTAAGAATGTCATTAAGTTAGCCCGTAAAGAAAAGTTTGATTCTGTTCTTTGTGTTGGAGATGAAATTGATTTTCAAACCATTAGCCGTTGGGCTGAGAAAACACCGCTTGCTTACCAACAAACCCTTGATTCTGATCGTAAGGCAACACAAGATATTCTTTGGGCTTTAACTGAGAATGCTAAAGAAGCTCATATTGTTAGATCAAATCACACCGATAGGCTTTACAATACTTTATTAAAAGTGCCGGGCTTAATTAGTTTGCCAGAGCTGCAATACTCCAAGTTTATGGACTTTGACTCTTTAGGCATAACTTTCCACAAATCATTCTACGAGTTTGAAAAAGGCTGGATCTTGGCTCATGGGGATGAAGGTAACTCAAATCCTAACGCTGGCGTTACGGCGTTAAACCTCGCTCGCAAGACGGGCAAGAGTTGCGTGATTGGGCATACTCACAAACTGGGCATGAGTGCCTATTCTGAGGGCATAGGAGGCCATTACAGGCCTTTATATGGCATTGAGGTAGGAAACCTTATGAATAAGGCAAAAGCCTCTTATACGCGAACTGTGGCCAATTGGCAGATGGGTATCGCTATCCTTGAATGGAATGGCAAAAACATGACTCCAACGCTTATTCCGATTAATAAAGATGGCTCATTTACAGCTCTCGGAAAGTCTTATGGGGCGTGAAACCGATTATCGGGATAGGACGATTGATGACCATATCGATGACTTTGAGGATATTAGCGTTATCTAATCGTTATAAAACACGCGCCAAGAAGTTATTGCGCTGTCGGTAAATCCAGTCATACTAATCCCAACGCAAACAAATGTTTTGCGGAATGGGAGCAATAATGGAAATCGTTGGAATGTGGTTATTAATTGCAGGAAGTATGGCAGTTGCATGGTGGCTAATAAAGCACACAAATAATGAACACTACGAAAATGGCTATTGGGCTGGTCGTAATGAAGGATGGCGTGCTAGTTTAGATCACCAAGAGCGCGTTAGAAAAATGAAGTCAGATCAGGTTTTTGATTATGACAAAAACTGAGGATCTGTTAAATGAGGTCATTACTACAATCCAAGAGCGTGGAAGTGTCTATGGACACCCATACTACAATCACAAAAGAATCGCAGGATTGTGGAGTGCATATCTTGATTACCCAATCACACCACACCAAGCTGCTTTATGTATGGCGTTGGTCAAAGTTTCTAGGCTTACTGAAACTCCAGATCACTACGACTCAATTAAAGACTTTGTCGCCTATGGTGCTATCTATAGGACAGTTCTCGAAGCAGTCCAAGATCAAGACTTTGAATGGAAGGAATAATGTTTAACTTAGATAATTATGAAACAGTAGAATCAAGACTGGAGAAATGGCATGAGAAATACCCTCACAATCGTATCGAGACTGAACTCATTGAAGCGACTGAAAAGCGGTTCGTTGTATTCGCCAAGATATTTAAGACTGAGGCTGATGCAAAGCCATGCGCTACTGGTCTTGCTTTTGAGATCATTACGGAGAAAGGTGTTAATTCAACTTCTGCATTGGAGAATTGTGAGACTTCAGCGATCGGTCGTGCACTCGCAAATGCTGGTTTCGCAGCTAAAGGCAAACGCGCTTCAAGAGAGGAAATGGCTAAGGTAAATAATAATCAGCCAAATGAATACGAAAAGAAATTACAGGAAAGGCGTTATGGTGCGCCCGGCACTAAATCTGCAGCTGTTGAGGATGCTTTAAGAGCTTCATTTGCAGTTGAGAATAAGCAAGATGATCCACAGGCTTGGTCTGTTGCTGAAGCAGTTGATGCGATAGGTAGTTCAATACCTAAAGAGCCACCTGCTTGCGAGCATGGTCATATTCTTAAAACAGGTATATCTAAAGCAGGTAAGCCTTATTATGGTTATGTTTGTAAAGGTAAAGTTACCGAACATGCTAAATGGGCAAAGATGACTGCTAATGGCCATTGGTTCTTTGAAGGGATGGAGTAATGGGATACATCGCTTTCATTAATGGTAAGGGCATTCAAGTAGTTATGGATGATAATGGTGTCCATCTTGAGGAATCAATTATTAAATGCGAGGTTTGCGATGATGATAGAGTCTTTAAGGATGGCACATGTTTCAAATGCCACGAATTGATCAACTATGACAAACCCAACTAAGTTCAAATGTAATGGTTGCAAACGCGACACAGAGTTCTTATGGCTTGATGCCATCGATATGCCAGATGGTTTCAAACTTTACCAATGCATGGAATGCGGAGCTGTGGGAACAAAGAACATCGCTGAAGCTACCGAATTACCTGACTCAGATATAAGCAGATGCGATAAGTGTGGATCTTGGCAGTTTAAGGAAATGCCATGTCATACATGTAATTTGATTGGAGCAAAGTAATGCCTAACTATGAATACAGCTGCAAAGAATGCGGCACTTATGGATCAGTTTATCGGACTTACAAAGAGGATGACTCAGGCTTAGATTGTCCTAAATGTAAGACTGCTATGGCAAGGATATTTACAGCTCCGGGCATCTCATTTAAGGGCGATGGATGGGCAGGTAAAACTAAATGAACGAAGCAGGTTACGATCAAACATGGACTGAAACAGATGACTATAGATACAGTTGTCAAATCATTGTGATCTAAATCATAGTCCACATAGTGAGATGGTATTGTTAATCTAACGGAAGGTAGGTTGCATGGATCTGATACGCTCTAGGCAAGTATTTGCCCTAAAGGCAAAAACGCGAGCCCGTAAG